TCAATTGTCATTTCTTTTTATTTTTTGTTATATGTTTGTAATCTACATATTGAGAACACCACTCGTAAAAACTATCATTATTAGCAGGCCAACATGCAGCAAAGACTCTGTCCTTACGTTGTGATCTATATTCTTCTCTTACTTCTTGCTCTGTTAATTTACCCTCTTCCATCTAACTCCTTCAAATTGTTTTCTTTCCATTCTTTAGTAGTTTCAGGACTTCCCCATTTCTCTATTTCGTCTTGTGTTCTACTACAACCCATACAATAACCACTATCTGTATCTACTGTACATATGTTTATACAAGGTGAGGGTACATAATCATCACTCACACAAATACCTCTTTCATAATAAACTTACATTTAGTAAGGTTAAACTTAATAAAAGGTGATAGTTTTTTTATTTTAAATGATTTTTCAGGCCAGATAACGTTTTCAGCGATCTCTTTATCCCATCTTTTAATAAAAGATAGAGCCTTATCCAAGATGATGATTGTTTGTACTGATATTTTTTCAGATAGAAGTAGTCGTAGCAATCGTGGATGTTGCCCATTATGTACACGAAACACATCATCAAACCGAATAGAGTTATCATTAATAACATTGCTAAGCTGTACACAATCGCTCCTAAAATTGTATGTAAAAGATTGATTATATTTCTTCCACTTGTTATAAATTGTTTCTCCATCTGCTCTAACTAAATTACCTATCCATGTCTTTGAATTGTAGAAGAAATTAGATACAAAATATTCTAGCATTTCTTCCTTTGTATATTTAGTTGTAAGTTTATGAAAAAAAAATCTGTCATTACGTTTTAAAAATGTGTTAAATGATGAATTAACTTTGGCATTGTGCCTGTAAAAATCATAACTATCGGAAGTGAAGTGTAGTTTAATAGCCAAATATAATGTATAAGATTCATAACTGTTCATATAGGTAAGATCGCTGTGCTTGATCGCTCAACCAAGTTCAGTTTTTCTGCCTCTTCTTTTATCTTCTCTTTTAGTGACTTGTTAATTAAAGGACCTACAGACGCTGTGTCAATATCATTTTCTTCACAATATTTGAGTACGGCATCCATGTAGGATATTCTTTTATCTTTTACTATCGCTTCTATTATCAAAGCAAACTTTTTACTATTCATCAACATTATAGTTTTCTAACTATGTGTTTTCTTAATGCTCTTGTTAGTTCTTCTATTTTATCTATTATTGAAATTAGACTTGGGTCTGTTATGTACTGACCTTGTTCTTTTAATTTGTCATACTCACGCAATGGTATTGTAACCATAGATTGCTCATTTTCATAAGTCATATCTTGTTCGTGTGTATCGTTGCCCATAGGCAGATTATTATCGCTCATAATTTATCCTCACTTTATTATAATATTATATCTCAATTAGACTAGTTTGTCAAGCTCTTATTGTACGGAAGTAAGATCAAAGGAATGAAACAGTACACATCTTTCAGAACCATCTGGTACATCTATTGTAGCAGCAGATTGTGTGCCGTCTTTACTTATATAATAGGTGACCATGTAAACAGGTTCACCATTCACTTTCATACCTTCTCTTCCTAATGATATGTTAACAGGATCTAAATTCATATGATCGGTATATGCTTGTATCTTTTCAGGCGTACCACATAGAATAGGTACCTCCTGAAACCATACATTACCTGGTGATGTCAGGTGATCTGCATATGTACTTGTAGCGAATAATAGTGTTATAAGTGTTATAAGTTTTTTCATTAGTTAAACCTTTCGGTCTAACTATTTATATTATTTCTTTCAAAAAACTCTTTTGTGTGCTTATAAAACAGCTCTTGGTGCTCTTTGATTTTGTCTTCGGTATGTATCCATTCTTGTACAAAACCGTCTTCACACGTGGCTAATATAACAGTTTGTTCTATTTTGTGATTAGGGTATAGCTCTTCATACATTTTTGCATATGCCGAACATTGTAAAAAGTTAGCATAATTGTAGTTAGCATCCCTTTGTTTTGTAGAGGTCTTAAAATCAACAACAGATAGTTTGCCTCTATATTCAGCAATACAATCTACTTGACCTGCAACACCCATTTCTTTTGAGTATAGGTATTCTTCTAGGCAATGTATCTTGCCTAGTCTAGCAAGATATGGTTTTATTATTCTAAAAAGACCTAGTGGTGTAACAGCAGTTATGCCTACTGACTTCTCATCTTCATTATTTAAGTGATTCTCAATTAAGGTATGAGTTGTCTTACCTCTATTAATAGCAGTTGTAGAAATATAGTTAGCCATTTTCTCGCCAACTGCATTTCGCCATGCCTGTAGACCTACTTGTTTTTCGGGTATCTGTCCTAGTATTGATGTAACGGAAGGCATATTGACACCATCAATAGTATAATATCTTACACCATTTTGACTCTTACCTTTCACACCTAAACTTTTAGGCAATACTTCTTCATTCAATTTAACATGTTCAAACATAATATACCTTTCCGTATAAATTTATATAGTTATTATATCACTATTTGTCAATATTGTCAAGCCTTATTGCTTATCAATATCTTTAGCACTCTCTACATAGGGTAAATCAAGGTATTTAAACTTGTTTTCCCATTTGATTTTAAATGCGTTATATTTTTTTAAGATTTTATATGATTCGACTAAACCTGCTACTTGTCTTTCAGTATCATTTATGCCTGGTTGTTCATAGTCAGCACACATTGGCAAGTACATAGTTGTAAGGTAACCTGCATTATGAGCCTGTACTGCGTTCATAGGTTTAGTTGCTTTTGTTACACAACCACCTGTGTTACAACCACCTATTACGATTTGAGTATCTTCGGGATTCATATCAAAACCACATTTAAGTCTTAACTGTACTCTCAACATAGTAAAAGATATATGCTCTTCGTATATTAAAAAGTGAAAACCTAATTGGTTTGCCATAAGCTGAATCTCATCCATCTTTGGGTCTGGACGACTATCGGATGTAGAACAGAATACTATTTTAGTTTTATCAATTAGAGGACTAGTTAGTATTTTTTGTACCTCTTTATATCTTAAATTGTTAAGATACTCATCACCAAGAGCAGGATGACCACGAAAATCTATCAATAATATAACCGTCTTCATATCAAATACCTTTTTGCATATAAAGATCAATGATCTTATTCTGCTCTTTTATTTTGTCATCATTAAGACGTTCAACAGCTCAACTAGGGTCGTACGGTTCGTATACCGTCTTACCATCATCATCATTTCTGTATGCTCTTAATACTTGTTTTCTGTTTTCTTCTTCGTTCTTATATGAACAATGAATCCATCCGCTATTAGGTTCTTCTGGTTTATGAAATTCTAATATCAATTGGTCAAAATCTAAACTATCAATAATATATTTTGCTAAATCAGCATTTGCAATGCCAAAGATTTCAAAGTCCGCAGCTTGCCCTTTGGCGTGCTGTGATTTCATTGATGATCCTATTTTTACACATAACTCTGGCGATCTGTACCCACTAGATACTGATACTACCTTGCCATAGTGTTCTCTAACTTTTTGTAGAACGTTGTCACATAGTTTCTTTAAATTATCCATATGATCTTCGCTTGGATTATTGCTAATACCATGTCTATCTGCTGTTTGAGAAGCAGTTAGTTCTTTAAGCGAAAAGTTTTTGCTTAGTTGCATTTAATTTATCCTTTGCTATAAGTTTTATTTTCTTTAAGGTTCTTATATCGTACCATAATTTAGTTGATCTGTCTTGTTTTCTTTTATCTTCAATTTCATTCACCGCTCGTTTTAATTCTTTGTGATGAGCTTTTACTTCTAACATATTATCCCCTTGTAAGTTTTAATATTTTATCCATCTGTGCCTTAATAATTGGTCCTCTATTAGGCCAATGTATATAAGGTTCGTTGGTTTTTGAAAGATTATACAAAAACGGTAGTATAGTCTTTTCAATCTCTTTAAATCTCGCTGATACGTCAGCGTCCTGTATCTCTTTGTTAACAGAATCTTTCTCTGCTACAATTTGCATAATCTCATTCATCATAGACTTTATATCGCCTACGTCTGCTTTAACTTTTGCAATCTCTAAATTAGAGTCTTCTACAACCTTCGGATCTATTGCTGGTGTGTCTTCAACT